GGAAAATGGATTTAATAAACAAACTACAAAATCTAAAAGAAACTACTCAATCTAGAGAAGTTAAAGATTTGTGTGAAACCTACATCACTGAACTGAAGAAGGGAAACACTTCTATTAACGAATCTCAGATTGTGGAAGCCATAGAATCTAGAGAAGAGAACACAATTTCTCCTATCGAAGCTCTAAGAAACGAAGAACTAGAGAGATCTAAATCTAGAGCTAAAATGCTTGCCGAATCTTGGGGAGGTATTAACTCCTTCAATCCTTCTAAGAACGCGGGTTCTTATGTTGACGGAGCAGAAGAAGAGCAAAAGCCATCTAGTGAGATTCAAAATAAATTAAACGAAGCTCTTGAGGGAATGGCGAAATTCGACAAGTCTGCTGCTTCATTTGTTGATTCCAACAAGGTTGAAAACTTGGGAATTCTAGAATCTATTCTAGAACTTTCTAAGAAAGGAATCTACGAGCACGGTAACTTTAAAATTCTTTGTGAGAACTATGTTAACATCTTAAAGAATAAAAATGTTCCTGAATATTGGGTTGCTGAGAATTTCATCTCTGACTTCTCTAACTTCTCGTGGGACAACAGCGTTAAAGCTGCAGTAAATAGAGTTGCCGAGTCTTGCAATACCCTTAGACCTGAGATCGAAGTTTCTAAAGCTTTGTATCAGATCGAGAACACCGGAAGCTCTGACTTCTACACCCCTGTTAAAGAATCAATCTCTAAATGGTTAGTTTCTGAATCCAAATCTATTCCTGCCCTTTCAAAAGAACTTAGAGTTTGGTCTTTCAACCCAGTTGTTAAGAACCTTATCAACAATTTGACTCTTCTTGAGACAAACGATTCTAAGATGAATATTCCTGCAATCAACGGAAATTCTGAAATTAGAAAAATATATTCTCCTGTACTAGTTGAAAACAGCAAAACTATCTTTGCAATAGGAAAAACTTTATTTGAAGGTAGCTCAGAAGGAGTTAGAAAACTTTCTAATAGAGACATTGCTAACATGGACAAAGAATTCTTAGGTCTTCTTGAGACTTTCTATACAGAAGGTGTTAAAGTTGACGAGAAAGGAATCTCTATCTATGCTGGAGACACTAGAATTTCTATCGTTGAAGAAAACGAAGAAACTAGAATCTACCTAAATAATGACCTTGCTAAATTTGGCGACTATAATCAACTTGCAAAGCTTATCACTTTGAAGGTTTCAAGAGGACTTGCAACCAACGAAAATAAACTTATTTCTGATACCATCAGACTTTATGAAAACTTCGATAAAATTGTAGACCTAGATTTTGCTAAATCTATCGTTTCTAAAGTTTACGAAGGTGCTTCTGTTAGCTTAATTAAGTGGGACGGAAAAATGTATCTTCAGAAGGTTAACGAAGCAATGAGAGAAAATTCTCTATTTTCAGTTAACGGATCTCAAGCAGCCAACATCGTTAAAGATTTCTTGAAATATGATGTTTCGGAAGGTCTAACAGAATTTTTGGATGGAGAAAGAAAGATCAAGTCTATCATGATTAACGATAGAAAGAAGGTTATTGATAACATTTCTATCGTAGAAAGTGAAATGAAGAAGATTGAAACTCTAGTGGCTTCAAATCCTCTTTTCAAAGGATCTAACCAACTTTCTCAAGCCTATTCTATCCTTGAGAAAGAACTTCAGACTATTAAGTCTAAATGGTCTACAATCAATGCAGAATTAGATTCTATCGAAAATAATCCTACTGAAATTGAAGATCTAATGGAAGATTCTAAATTCACAGTTGGTGATTATGTTAAAGTCAAAGAAAATGGAAATACTGGGAAGATTATTTCAGTAGATACTACATCAGGTTCTTACACTGTTCTTTTAGACAGCGGAAAGACTGGTGATTTCGGAGTAGAAGATATCGTTGATCTTGAAGATGCATTCCAAAAATCTTCAGACGAAAATGCAGAAGAAGGAGAAGGTGTAAAAGAGTCTAACACTCCTTTGGCAAAAGCTCCATCTACTGGTAAATTAGTTCACGGTAAAACTCCAGCACAAGTTTTAAAGGCTAGCACTTCTACAGCTCCATCTGCTAAGACTCAAGACCAAGATGGAAAGAAAGACGTTGAGAATCTTAAAGATGCAAATCTAGAAGAAGCTCCCGAAAGCAAAAACAAGCCTACCAACTACGAAGTAAACGACGAAAACGGATACAATCTAGAAGAATCTAATCAGCCTTCTCTAGCTACTGCTCCTCAAGGAAAACCTAAGGGAACTAACATGGCTACAGAATGGGAAAAGTCAGGTCTAAAGGCTATGAATTTAGCTTCGACCCCTGGTAAGGAAGAAGGAGACGCAGACTACAAAGTTGAATATCCAGATCCTAAAGCTTCTAAGAAGCCAGAAATTACTGGAAGTTCTAATATGGCGGTTGCTCCAGGATCAGGAAAATCTAAAATGGATGAGTCGGATCTTTCTAAATTAGATCCAGCTATGGCTACTGCTCCAGGCGCACAAGTTGGAGATGCAGGATATTCAACCAAGATCAATCTCCCTAAGGCTAGCAGCCCAGAGATCGACAATCTTGACACTGCAGAGCTAGTAGCAGCTCCAGAAAAAGGTTCTAAAGTTCCTACTAAGGACACAACAAATCCTAACCTCGCTACCTCTCCGGGTAAAGTAGAAGGAGATGCTGGATATGAGGTTGAATACCTAGATACTAAAGCTTCTAAGAGTGCAGACATTGACAACTTAGATACCGCAGCCCTAGCAGAAACACCTTCAAAAGGTGCAGACGGAGAAGTTGATTATGAGCTTAACTCCGAAATGGGATACAATCTAGACGAAACTCTAGCTAACATCAGAGCTTACATCATGAAGAATAAAGATTCTGAAGAAGTTCAAAAGATGCTTAGCGATCTAAACGAAGGTTTTGAAAGACCTTCCCCTGAACTAAAAAAAAATTAAAGTCGGCTCTTAGCAAGGTTTGGTCCTTTGCTCCCGAAAACGAGGAAGCAGAAGGAAAAAAATCTAAAGCTGATATCGAAAGCACTGAAGGAAAGATGAGTGTAGCTCCAGACGGGAAACCAAAAAAATCTGAAGATACACTCATTTCTCGTGAAGACGAAGGGGGAGAAGACAAAGAATAAAATTGATATATAGATGACTATGAAAAATTTAAAATCTTACTCAGAAATCAACGAATCTGAATTATTCGAAGCTTTTGGTAAAGGACCTGCCGGAAAAGCAGCTGTTAATCCTTTATTCAAAAAGAACTTCATCGACATGGCTACCAAGGCATATGGATATAAAGAAAGTGGAGAAACTCTTTCTAGAGATATTGATGGAATAAAATCTGCTATCTCGATAAAAGATTCTGGGATTAAATCTGATCTTATTGGTGATTATCCTTTGACCAAAACTAAGTCGGTTGACTATGTAAAGTTCCTAAATAAAATTGGTGACGAAGCTAGAAAACAAGCTAAAAAAGCAATTAAGAAATAATCCCGAACTAAATGATGAAAAATTTATCAAATTTTGAGAATTTTCTCGTAGAGTCTAAACCTCTATATCTGGGAGAAAATATCTTCATTGACGTTCAGCCGGACAACTACTTCGAAGGTGTTATTCTCGAGGCTAAAAAGTTTATTGACCAGAAAGAACTTGCAGACGAGGTTAAAAAATCTCTTGAAGAAGGAGAAACCGTTTACATCAAAGTTCTAGGAAATCCTCGCAGACCTGTTAGAACCGTAACCCACAAGCTAGCCAAAATGTTTGTGGAGCTAATTAATTCAGTAGCATATGGTGAGTTCAGAAGAAGATGGTCTAACTTGAGTGATGAGCAGTTTGATGAAGTAATTGCTACAACTCTAAAAGATGTTCTTCAAGATTGGCACAAGAGCGTAGATAAGCCAAATTTAACTGATGGTCAAATCTACGGTAATCTTAGAACTCTAATCAAGACAAGAATTCTTGGAGCTAATAATCAGCTGATGAGAAAGGTGGTTAAAGAACCTTCCGGATCGCAACAGGTTGATTATGATGCAATTGATAGAAGTATCAATAAAATTCTAACCGGGACAACGGATAGAGCTTATAGGCCAGCAGTAAAAGCTCCAGAACCTGGGGAGAAGAGCTGGTTCGACATGGACTAATAGGGACAATTCCCGAAACCAAATCCGCACTAAATGGTATAATACATTAAGTGCGGATTTATTTTTTACACTAAAATATTAAAAATGGCAGACTACGTTAAAAACTCAGAATTGATGAAGGCAATTTTAGAGTCCAAAGAAAAGGGAGCTTTGACCCCTGAAACCATAAGAATGTTTTATCTTATGATCAATGGTATCTCTAAAAAGATGGCTTATAAAGATCCCGAAGACAAGGAGGACTGCATGGCTTTTGCTATGGAAGATCTCTGTAAATATTGGAACAGATTTGATCCTGCCAAATCAAATAATCCATTTGCATATTATACCCAGATTGCTAAGAATGGATTTGCAAAGGGATGGAAGAAAATACACCCACCAAAAGCCCCTAAAACTATTCCATTTTCTCACATCACCGGAGAAGAAAATTCATACAACGTTTAAATTATGTCGATTAAGAAAGTAAAGCCAAATGGATTGTATAAGTCAGGTCTTTACGAACCTCTTTATCCTGACAAATACATTGGAGACCCTCACAACATTATCTTTAGATCCTCTTGGGAATTTAGATTTTGTAAATATTGTGACACCAACGAGCAGATCCTAAAATGGTCTTCCGAGCCTCTTCAAATCCCCTATTACAATCCTTTGGACAAAAAAGAACACACCTACAACGTGGACTTTTATATGAAGGTTTTAAAGGACGACGGGACTGTAGCCGAATGGATTGTGGAAATTAAGCCGGAATCCCAGTACAAAAAACCAGTAATAACTCCCCCTGAAACTCTTGCAAAGCTAAAAGCTTATAACCAAAAGATGCAGATCTGGATCACCAACCAGGCTAAATTTAAGGCAGCGAGAGAATGGGCACTAAAGAGAGACTACAACTTTGGGGTTATAGATGAAAATTTCCTATTTAAAAGCCCATAAGTAGATGGATTTCAGAGAACAAGTTATAGAATATAGAAAGTCCGCTCCCTCAGTTTCTTCTCTTTCGACAAATACTGATTTATATTTTTTGGAGAAGTATGGAGTTAATGGTCCAGGTGCGGAATATAAATTTGATGGGACTTTGATCCCCGGCAACATTTATTTCTTTACCTATGATACGAACACGGAGCTTAGTGAAAAGGTCCAGTTTATAGATAGGAACCCCCTCATTCTTTACCTATCTTCGGAGAAGGTAGGGGAAAATATAGTTATTAAGTCGATTGATTTAACCGTGACCCCTCCGGAGCAAAGATTAGAGATAATTCAGAAGTTCTATGACCAGTTTAAACCTCTAGTAGAAGAGGGGACTAAAAAAGTTGAGAAGGGAGGATCTCCCAGTGTTATTAGAGTAGAATCTAGAAATATCCCTCCGTTATTTAAGGGAACTGGATATAATACATCTTTTACCGGATTTAAATATAGGTTCATGAAAGACGTCAAATGGATAGATTATTCAGACTGGGCAAAACTCCCCTTCTTGAAATACTCTTCTATCCAGGGGTTATCTATTAACGAGATATATACTAACTATAGGTCGAAATTAATTCAATAAAAAGATCTATAACATAAAGACAAAAAGCATTAAATGGCAGGTTTTTTAGAAAATCCACAAGGTAGTCCCATCTTCCAAAGAATTAGAGATTCAGTAAAGAATCTAAGTAACTTTGGGCTAAACTATGGAGACATGGTGGTTAAAAATTCTCAAGCCATCGGTCAAACGGAAGCAGCATTCCTAAAGAAAGGAATGATCGAAGATGAGACGATGCTCTATGCTCTGGCTAGACAAGATACCACGTCCAGACAGTATGTTTCTTATTTTGACAAAGACTACAAAGGTAAAAGAGATTACCTTAGAAAATTTTCTCTAAATCCGGAGATTGAATTCATTCTGGATGTAGTTAATGATGAGTCAATTACATACGATTCCCACAACTTTTTTGCATATCCTGCCTTCTTGAATTTAACAGGATTGAAGGAGAAAGTCATCGACAAGATCAACGAAAACTACAAGAAATTGTATGACATGTTTGGATTCACTGACGATATTAGTGCTTGGCAGTATTTCAGACAGTTCTTGGTAGATGGATATGTTGCTTTTGAAATTATCTATGATGATAAGGGAAAGAACATTATTGGATTCAAAGAGATTGATGCTATGACTCTGATGCCTTCTGTTGAAAAACAGAATGACGGAACTTATTTGAATGTTTGGTGGCAGTATTTTAAAGATCCTAGAAGAAAAAGAATGCTATATGATTCTCAGATCATCTACATTTCTTATGCAAAGGGAAATACGGTTTCAAGAGTCAGCTACACGGAAAGACTGATTAGACCCTATAATATTCTTAGAATTATAGAATACACAAGGGTAATTTGGTCTGTAATGAATGCTTCCTTTAGAATGAAGATGACAGTTCCAATTGGAACAAGATCCCAACAAAAAGGGATGCAAACTCTTGGGGAGTTGATGAGCATCTATAAAGAAGACATCTCTCTAAATGATCAGAGTGGAGAACTATTTGTAAATGGGGCACCGAAGATTCAGTTCTTCAAAAACTACCTAATGCCTTCCGGAGTAAATGGAACCCCCACAATTGAACCTTTGAATAATGTAGGACCAAATCTTAATGATCCTGCACCCCTAGCATACTTCTTTGATAAACTAATCAACGAATCTAAAGTACCTAATTCTAGATTTAATGGACCAGATGGTGGATCTATGGGAAAATATGCAAATGCAGCAGAAGGATTAGATAAGCAAGAAATTAGATTTGCTAAGTTTATTAATAGACTTAGAACTGCTTTCCAGGACGTTCTGATTAAACCCCTTTGGATTCAGATGTGTAAAGATTTTCCAGAGTTGGAGAAAGACTACATGTTTAAAAGTCAACTTGGTCTAGATTATGTTTCAGATAACCCATTCAAGAGGAACCAGGAGATGGAGATCATCTTGAAGAAGAAAGAATCTGTCGATAAATTAATTTCTCTGACCGACGATACAGGAGCAGGATTCTTCTCGGTTCCATATCTGGTTGAAAATTATTTGGGTCTTACTAGCGATGATATTAGAGCAAACGCAGAAGCTAGAAAGAAAGCAGAAGAGAAGAAAAAAGAAGGAGCAGCACCGGCAGCGGGAGCTACTCCAGCAGCACCAGCGGCAGAACCAGCAGCAGCCCCAGCACCAGCAGCCCCACCAGCATAAAAAAGATAAATGGCAGGATTTTTAGATTCAAACCCACAGAATAGATTCGTTACCCAGCTCTACAAAAATCTGAGTAGAATTGGTAAATTCGGAATGCAATACGAAGACATGGTCATTCGTAATTCACAGACTATTGGGCAAACTGAATCTCAGATGTTCTCCGAAGAGGGGAATGGATTCACCAACGATAGTGCTTTTTACTGGACCCTTGGATACCAAGACACGAGAATAAGAAAATATATTGCTTATTTCGATAAGGATTATCTGGGTAAAAGAGACTTCTTAAGAAAATTTGCACTAAATGGAGAAATTGATTTCATTCTAGAAACCATTTCAGACGAAGCAGTTAACTACGACGATAAGAACTTCTTCTGTCAGCCTCTCCTAAATAATATAGATCTAAAGGATAAGATCATCGATAAAGTTCACGAGAACTTTAAAACGATCTATATGCTTTATGCCTTCCAGCAGAACAACCTAGCTTGGCAACTGTTTAAGCAGTTTTTAATCGATGGATTTCTTGCCTTTGAGATAGTTTATTCGACAGACGGAAAGAAAATAGTTGGATTCAAAGAACTTGATCCGACCTCACTTCAGCCAAGTACAGAGAAAGCTCCGGACGGATCCTTTGAACAGATTTGGATTCAATATCCTAAAGACTCCCAACTTTCTAGAAAGCTAAAATCCGAACAGATCATCTACATTTCTTATGCTAAAGGTAACTCTATTTCCAGAGTTAGCTATGTTGAAAGACTTATCAGATCTTACAATATTCTAAGGGTAATGGAGAACACCAGAGTTATCTGGAACGTAATGAATGCTTCTTATAGATTGAAATTTGTCATCCCGGTTGGAACACAATCTCAACAGAAAGCAATGCAAACACTGGGGCAGTTAATGTCTTCTTATAAGGAAGAAGTTAGCATTAACGACACTTCAGGAGAACTTCTGGTGAACGGAACACCAAAGATCCAGTTCTATAAGAATTATCTGTTCCCCGAGAAAGACGGACAGTCCCCTCAAATTGATGTTCTAAACGCAAATGGTCCGGACTTTAATGTAATGGAGAATGTAATTTATTTTTATAACAAGTTAAAGCTTGATTCTAAAATTCCATATGCGAGATTTGCAGGTAGAGGAGCAACCCCTGCCAACTATCAAATTTCGATTGACCAGCTTGAAAGGGATGAAATTAGATTTGAAAAATTCCTAACTAGACTTAGATCTATCTTCCAGGAGATAGTAGTTAAGCCCCTTTATATTCAGATGTGTTTAGACTTTCCTGAACTCTCCAAAGACAGAAGTTTCAAGGCAAATCTTGGTCTAGATTACTACAGTGAGAATCAATTCTCAAAGCTTTTAGATCTAGCCCACCTAACTAAAGCAACCGACTTTGTTACTTCTCTAGGGGAAGTAAAGATGAAAGTTGGAGAGGAAGAAAAACCCTATTTTGATAAGGATTTCCTGATTAGAAGATTCCTTCCCCTGTCTAAAGACGAATTTGACAAGAATAAAGTCTATAAAGAAGACGAAGCAAAAGAAGCAGAAAAAGCTAAAAAAGAAGGAGGAAAAGAGGGAGAAGCTGGTGGAGAATCCTTCACTCTATAATCGAGACCGTATATTTATGTAGATAACAACATTCTACATGAAACAAGAACTCAGAGTCCTATTAGCAGTCGAGTCCCTTACGGGCAACGGATCACAGAAAGAAAAACAAAAATTAATCTCCGAAAATTTGTCGGAAGAAATGCTCTACATCTTAGATGTTTGCTTTAATCCTTTTATTACAACCAAACTTCATAAACTAGATCTACACCAGGGTCTAGAAGTTCCGGAATTTCCCGGATTCCAGACCTTTAAGGAATTGGTAGAGGACCTTAAAAAAGCTCCTGCAGCTAACGACTCTCTTAGATCGAGAGCTAATTCTTTGATAAATTCCAATATTAATGAGGAGGATTTAGCAGAGGACATGGGACTTAGAATTATTCTGATGAAGATTCTTACTAAGAGAATGAACATCGGGATTGGGGCTAAGTTGATCAACAAAGCAGTTGGAAAGGAATTAATCCCGGATCCTTCGGTAATGCTAGCCTCTGACGACCAAAAAGAAGTTGCAGGATGGGATAAGATCTATTGTGAAGAGAAATATGATGGGGTTCGAGTAATAGCTAGAGGAGATAGAAACGGATTCCAATTCTACACAAGAGCTTTCAACGAATTGGATAAGTCTAAACTCTCAAGAATTGAAACCGAGCTAATTAAGATGCTTCAAGGGGCAAATATAGTTGGAGAGGTCTTTTTTGATGGGGAGCTAACAGCCTTAAACCGAAAATCAGTTTCTGGAA